CAGAAACAATAGTGAACAATATAAGTTCTACATGCGCTGTTGCAGATTGGGCTAGAATATTTAATTGTAAATTATTCTTTTCTACATCTTCAAGCACACAATACAAAGAGTCTCAGGGAAACCCATACACCTTTAGTAAGGTTGTATGTGAATCTACTTTAGACATGTACAGAAGATTATATAGTTTAGATTACGTCTTAATGTTCTATTACAATGTATATGGACCTGGTGAGGCAGACTATGGAGAATACAGTACAGTGGTTAGAAAATTTAAAATGGATTACTTACAAGGTAAACCTTTAACAATTTATGGAACAGGAAAAAAGGAAAGAGACTTTACTCATGTAGATGATGTAGTACAAGGCATACTACAATTATTAGCAGATCCTAATTCACCTTCCGTAGCACACTTTGGCTCAGGTAGTCCTAGATCAATCTCATCTATAGCAGATTGTTTTGACTTTCCTGTTGTACATTCATTTGATAGGCCAGGAGAGGCAGAGCGTACCTTCTGTCAAACTCCTTATATAGAGTCTACTCACGATGTACATAATTATATTAAACAATGGGTACAGGAGAATAAAAATGATGCCACCAAGAGTAGTAGTAGATAACACAATAGAGATGACAAAGGAAAAAGTAAGCGATATCTTTCTAGTAACCAAAGAGTTTCATACCTCTACAGAGTTTTCCCAATATATTGAAAAGATGGCTTTTAATACAAGATCACAACACATGGATATTATATGTGACTATTGTCTTAAGAAAGATATTGAAATAGAAAGCGTAGGAAAGTTTCTTACAACTAATCTTAAAGCTAAGATAAAAGAAGAAGCTTTAGATCTAAATTTACTTAAAGAAAAAAGACAGGCTAAATTGCCTATATGAGAATATTTATTTCCATAGCGTCGTATCAAGATTTTATGCTGGAACATACAGTCAATTCTTGTTATGATAATGCTAAATATAAAAACATTTTAGAATTTGGCATACTAGATCAAACTACAAAACCTTTAGAGTTTGATTCCAAATTTAATATGAATTATGTTTCATGTCCTCCCTCAGAATCTCAAGGAGCATGTTGGGCTAGATCTAGAATACAAAAAGAACTAATGGGAGATCAAGATATCTATATGCAGATAGATTCTCATATATTGTTTGAAAAAAATTGGGACGAATATTTAATTAACGAATACAACAGAGCTAAGACATGGATAGATAAACCTGTTATAACAGGATACCCTAGAGGGTTTCAAGTTATTGAAATGGGAGATAGAGGATTTAATACAGACGAAGAATACATTTTTAAAAAATATCCAAAAGCTGAGGGTGGACCACATACTCAGGTAATGAAAGTATCTCAACCATTTCATACAGGATTATTCTCCACAGCAATAGCTAGAGATGCTGACCCTAAACAATACAAAGGGTTTATGTTTGCAGGCGGTTTTGTTTTTACAGAAATGCAATGGGCTTTAGATGTTCCATACGATCCAAAAATATTCTTTAGTGGAGAAGAACCTACACTTGCACTTAGATCGTTTACAAAAGGATATGATATAGTTCATGTTCCTGAGACACCTGTTTGGCATTGGTACAATGGCGAAGGAATAGAAGTTAAAAGAGAATGTATCTGGGATGCAAAAGATCATGGAAAATCTGAGAAACTAGGTCGTTTAGGAGAGGAAAGAACAAACTATGTATTAGCAGGTAATGATTATGAAGAATATGGTTTAGGTACGATAAGAACTATGGATGAATATGCACATTTAAGTGGTTTAGATTATATCAATAAAACCTATGCACCTGATAAGGGATCGTTTGAATGTTATATGAATAGTGGTTGGGAAGAAGAGGAGTTAGGTTAATGGATGAAAATTATTTTGTGAATAAAGACTATGAGGCATACAATATATACTTATCCATTAGAGCACACTTTCATGGTAGAACAGGCAAAGGATTTGATATAAAAAATTCTAACTACACAGCAAACATGCCCTTTGCCAAGTATCAGTCAAAATCTGCTATTGTAATTATGTTTAAAAAGTTAACAGAAAAATTTCAAAGGCAAGAAGTAATAGATATTATTGTATCTAATTTTGCTAATGGGGATAAGTTTGGAGGACAGCCTTTTGATTCTAATGCAATTGATATATATAAAGAATGGAAGGCAAGACAAAACTCTCAGTCTTATCGTTTCAAACAAGATTTAGAATCTATTCTAGAACGGATGGATTCTGATAACATAGAGGATGCAACAACTGGTGACGGTCATCCTTTATTACTAAAAATGTTATTGGGTAAACTTATAACATTAGAAACCGTCGTTATATTAAATCGTGAATTGAACTTTATACAAGACTATGCTAATGATTTAATATTAAATGATACATGTTTAACGATACAACGATATACACCATTTGTAGACAATAGTACCAAAAAACTGTATCTAAAGCATCTAGATCTTATAAATAAGATTGCTAGGACTAGAAATAGTTCTAATACATTAAAAATATAACGCTATACAACGCAATACACAGGAGAATATATATGTCGTTTAATACACTATCAGAGCTTCGTAAGACACGAGGCAATTTCGATAACTTAATGAAGGAAGTCGAAAAAATCACAAGCCCTAAATCGAATTTTAATAAAGGAGATGACAGGGAATGGAAACCCACAGTAGATACAGCAGGTAACGGTTATGCCGTTATTAGATTCTTGCCCCTCTCTAAAGGAGCAGGAGATACTGATGTACCTTGGGTTAGAGTTTTCAACCATGGCTTTCAAGGCCCTGGGGGAAAATGGTATATTGAGAACTCTCTCACAACTCTTAACAAAGCAGATCCTGTTTCAGAATTAAACTCTGAACTATGGAACTCTGGTGTCGAGTCTAACAAAGAGATCGCTCGTAAACAAAAAAGACGCTTGAATTATTGGGCTAATATCCTAATTGTTGAAGATCCTGCTAACCCTGAAAATGAAGGCAAAGTCTTTATTTACAAGTTTGGTAAAAAGATCTTTGATAAAATTAAAGATGTTATGCAACCAGAATTCCCTGATGTTACACCTATTCCAAATCCTTTTGATTTCTGGGATGGTGCTAACTTTAAACTAAAAATCAGACAAGTAGAAGGCTATCGTAATTATGATAAAAGTGAATTTGCTAGCCCTTCAACTGTGACTGACGATGACGAACAATTGGAAGCAATTTGGAACAAACAATATGACTTAGGTACACTTGTTTCTCCAGACCAGTTTAAGTCATACGAGGAACTGAAGAACAAACTAGACATGGTTCTAGGAAGTAAAACAGCTCCTACAGCAGAGGCAATATCTGCTACCACCAATGATGCAGAAGACGATCAATTTATGGAAAAAGTGAAAAGCGTCCAGGCAGCACCAGCAGTATCAGCACCCGAGTCATCAGACGAAGAAGATGATACACTTAGTTACTTCAAATCATTAGCTGAAGAGAAGTAATATAAACTTTACAATAGAGTTTGGGAGGCACCTTATGGTGCCTTCTTTTTGTCTAGGGATTATATATAGTTAACTATGTTTGATATACCTTACTTACACATTAAAAACTTTGCTCCCGATCTTGTCGAGAGTTTAAATGAAGATATTTCTAAAGAATATGATAGAAGAATATCTCTTCCAAATACGAGTAACATGTATAGAAAACTTTCTGTATATGATGAGAACGGAGTACATACAGCAAGAACAGGTAAGTCTCATTTAAATTTTGAGAACATTACTAAAGCTCCTGAGTTAGAAAATAGAATTAGACTTGAAGCTATTAAGTATATGAAACAATTATGTTCCTTAGGTCCAGTTCAAGAAAAACTATTAACAGAATCTTGGGTTAACTATGGGTGGTGGTCTTGTTTCAATAACAGCGATAGTTATGAATATCATGCACATAGTCAATTTCAATTAGTTACGACTTACTATGTACACAACGAAGATGAACATTGTCCCATATCTTTTAAAAATCCTATGGGTACTTTATTAGAAGCTTGGTGTCCTGGTGCTCCTACAAAAGAATTTTCTGAGGCAATAGAAACGGTTGTAGAACCTCAGACAGGAGACTTACTGATATGGTTGCCATTTTTAGAACACTATGTAATGAATAAACAAGCATACGAAGCTTGGAAAGGTACTACAGAAAATGCTGAAAATACAGATAGATTATCTCAACAATCTGCTGTTACAACATCTAATCATCCAGACTTTATAAATAGTATGGATTGTAGAAAGTCTATTACAATAGGCTATCAAAAAATCTCTCAACAAAATCTGAGATATTTAAAATAGGAACAAAAAATGGATAGAGAAAAAATTTACGAACAGTTAAAAATAGATGAAGGTTGTGTACTAGAAGTATATAACGATCATTTAGGTTTTGCTACATTTGGCATTGGGCATCTAATCAAGTTGAATGATCCTGAGATGGGACAAGAAGTAGGCACACCTGTATCCGAAGAAAGAGTTAAAGAATGTTTCAACACAGATGTTGAAGTTGCTATTGCAGAATGTGAGGCTCTTTTTAAGGACAAATGGGAAGATTATCCAGGAACACTAAAAGAAGTTCTTGTTAATATGATGTTTAACTTGGGTCGTCCTAGACTAGGAAGATTTAAAAAGTTCATAGCAGCTATTAATGAAAAGGATTATGAACTTGCACAAATAGAAATGATGGATAGTAAGTGGGCTAAACAAGTAGGTCCTAGAGCTACTAGATTAAGAGATGTAGTCCAAGGACTTCATTTTTCAAACTTAGCAGGAAGTATAGGTCTTTAAACCTGAACTCCAGTTCTATCGTTTCTTCTAACTAATGTACTATTAGCATTTCTAACATTAGGAGCACTAACAGCAATTAACGGTCTGTCATCTACACTAGGTGCCGGACCGTTTTGTTGATTGTTAACTACAACAGGAGCACCATCACTTCCACTTGAAGCATCAGCATATTCGGTAGTCATATTGTCTACTGCCTGTGCAGTAGGTGGTGTAACAGGTGACATTGCCACCATTTGTTTTTGTGCTAGAGTGTCTTTGACTGCTTGCATATCCTCTGCACTTAAATCATCATCTGCTACAATAGCATTAAGTTCAGCAACCGAGGCATCATTTAGTTTAGATTTATCTATTTCAGAATTGCCTATTAGATCTTTATCATACAAGCCACTATCTTTAGCAGAATCATATGCTGCCTCTCCTGCTTTTTCTATGTTATCGGCAATTGACTTTCTGTCAATACCCATATTTTGAATTTCACCGTTATGTGCTTTTAGAGCTTGTACCATAGCTGCGTTTTTAATAGCTTCTTTGTCATTGTCAGATATGTTATCACCTGCTTGTTCTAACATTTGTGCTTCTATATCTTTAGCTTCTTGTTTTATTACTCCAGCTAAAGTAGAATCTTTTTCTTCTACTTGTTTTAATACTTCCTCTGCCTGTGCATTAGACTCTTGTAAAGTTTTAGGATCTATATCAATTACATCTGCAATTTTACCACCAGCTGCCTTGCCTGCTTTACTACCTGCAAAGTAACCAATGGCTCCTCCTATGATTCCACCTATAGCTGTTCCTACAATAGGAACCATTGAACCAATGGCTGCTCCGGCAGCTGCACCGGCTAATGCACCGCCTGCTCCACCTGCACCTTCTCCTATTGCCTCAGCTTTAGCCTTTTGTTCTTCATCGGCATTTAACTCACCGGCATCTGCTAATCTTTCTGCTTCTTTAGAACCACTGTAAGCTGTATATGCACCCATACCAACTGCAAGTGCTGCTCCGCCAAGTTTAGTAGCTATGCCTAACTTACCTTTCATAAATCCGCCTTTAGCTCTAGGTCCTTTCTTTTTGCCACCTCTTTTTTTGTTTTTGTTTTTTCTTCCCGGAATTATGTTATCCAAGAATGAACCACCGCCACCTTCTTCTCCGCCGGCATCTGCCGTTGACTGTAATAAGTCTCTAATTTCTATTAGTGTTTCTAATTGTTTTTGTGGTATAGACTCTGTGTCTTGTCCTGTTCTTTTATCTACTTTACCTTTAGCAGCTGCTTTAGCTTTACTAGGAGCCGGGGCACTAGGAGCATCTGAAGCAGGAGCACTAGGAGCTTCAGCAGTTTTAACAGCCTCAGCTGCCTCTTCCATAGATTCTGCATATCTATTTTCTGATGGTATCCATTTCTCTCTCCACTCTTCCTTTTTAGCACTATCCTTTTTGGCCTTACCTGCTGGATCGTCGACTGATTGTGTTGCATCTACTCTACCAATGCCTAGTCCTTCTTCACCAAACATTCTACTTTGTGCTTCACTTTGGGAATCTACTTCTTTAACCCTACGCGCTGTTTCTTCATCTCTTAGTCCTGCGCCCAATCCCAATTTAGCTAATGAAAATTTTCCGCCTGTGCCTGCTGAACCTAATAATCTATCTGCAGAAAAGGCCTGTTTCATTCCATCTTTAGAAAATAGTTTTGTGCCTTGATTAACTCCAAACACACTTTCTTTTAGACTGCCACCTATGTTACTAAGTTTACTTCCTTGGGCTTGTTTACCCACACCTTTAAGATCCAACATTTCAGAAATTTCACTTCCACCAGATAGTTTAAGTTTTTCTATCTGTGTATTAACTTCCTTCTTTCCTACACCTTCTTTACCTGCTTGGGCATCACTTAATATTCTAGCTAAATCTGCTAAATCTGTTTTAGCTTCATCGTTACCGTCCATTGCTTGTTGTAACGCACCGGCATTGGCTCCCATTTTCTCAGCCAAAGCTCCTGAAGCTTTTGATGCTCTAAATTGTTCTCTATTTCTTGTTGTTCCTACAACACCCTGGGATATTCTAATATCTTCTGCGAGAGCTTTTACAGGATCTGTAGCTGTATATGCTCCTGTGTCGTCTTTAAATTTTGCTGTGCCTGTACTATACTCACCAACTCTTGTAACTTCCTTGCCACCTATTTTAATACTTTCGCCCATACCCATATTTAGAGCGCCAGTTTCTAATTCGTCTGAGCTAATTTTTCTTTTATTTAAACTTTTCCCTGTCGTTTTTACACCGCTAGATAAGTTATTTACATCTGTAACACCGCCTTCTCTTTTTAATGCAGCCTCATCTCTTACTCTTTGGTTGGCATAGTCTTGATCTGACATTCCAAAACCAGCTCTTTTGGATTTGGTATTTAATTTTTCTCCGTTAGGTCCTACGGTTGTTTGATCTGCTTTAGATATATCTGCTTGATTCTTTTTAATTACTTTGGTGTTTTCTACAAGAGCTTTATCTACACCAGGATTACCGCCACCGCCAACGCCTTGTTGTAATTTGTTTAGCTGTCCAATAATTATTTTGTTTTGTTCAAGTATAATTTCGCGAGCATCTTTGGCTCCTCTATTATGTTTTTTCTGAGCTCTAAGACCTTCATTTTGCTCTTTCAAGCCATCTAAAACTTTCTTCGCACTATCTCTTCCAGATGCAAGATCATAAACTTCCTTTCCTATCTGTAGTCTGTTAAAATTCTTGTTAGTCTCAGCATCTTCTTTTAGAGCTTTTGTGTTCTCTTCTGTTGCATCATGGCGTTCATGTAAGGACTTGGATAACTCCCTGAATTCTTTTGAGCTAGCGATATCTGTATCAGGAGACTCTTTATTCATCTCCTTAATTTGTTTAATCAGATCTTTTAATTCTTTATCAGCCATTTTTTATTTCCATTTGTTAGCTTCTTTTCTTTCCTTAGCTTTTTCGGCCTTATTCTTTAAATGTATAATTAGCATATTGACATATACTTCCCTTTCCCAAGGCACCATGTTTTCAAGTTCTGTCAGACTGTATTGGTGCTCTTGCATTAACAAAAAGTTCGTCTTGTAAAAATTTTCAAGACGCTCCTGAGAAAGAGTTAGGCGAAAAAATGTTCGTAACCATTAATACTAATCGCCTGTTCTGCCTCACAATGGGGACAAGTATATTCAACTCTATGTTCTACATAAGGCATAGACCTAAAAAACTCCCTCATTTGATCCATTGCTGAAAGTGGAAGTTCTTCTAAAAATTCCATAAGCTCTTCATCGCTTACATCTTTTATTAAAGTTTCTTCTTCTTCAGTTACAATAGATACTATACATTTAGATATAACATCAATATCTGTCATATCTTCTAAGTCTGCCACTTCTTTAGCAGACGGATATTTCATTACAACAATAAAATCATCTCCAACCTTAATGTTTGTATCGGGAAGATTATCCAATCCCTTTGCTGTAAGGTTTTCAAGTTCTAAATCATAACTTATAGTCTTTTCACACTCTCCACATATTAAACTAAATTCCTGTGTTTCACCTACTGATTTAGATCTTATTTTAATGAAAACATCTTGCATATCAAACATTGTCATGTCTTCATCAAGTTCTCCATTTGTACAATTTTGTACGATTTGGTGACAGGCATTTACCATGCCTTTGTAATCACCTTCTTCACTTGCCAACATTAGAATCTTTTCTTCCTTTACGAGGAAAGGTCTAAACTTAATAGTCTCCCCTGTAGATGGAAGAATAGCCTCATACTGTGGCACGTCAACTCTTGGTAACATAATTTTCTCCTATAATATAATTATTCATTAACCTAATTCGTCTTTGCCTAGATTTACTTCAATACCTTTTGCTATTGGAACATCTGAAGATTCCCAATAAGCGGCGGATACAATAAGAGTAGTTCTTACTATACTAGTCGTTCCCATGGACAATGGAACTAAGTTTAAAACTTTAGGCGTACATTCAAACAATGTCCATTCTTTATTAACAGGTGCTAGTCCACCTATTTCGCCAGGAGGAACACCTTCTCCTCCTAATGATATAGCTTTAATTTGTATTGTTGCTGAGATGTCATCTAAATAGGCAACTTGTTTTCCTGTAGTATCTACACAAGCTTCAATCCATTTTTCAAATACAGATCTAAGTCCCCAATTTTCATCTGTTAGGAATGTCATGTTTATTTCTTGTCCTAAGAAACCTACATTTGTATTTCTATAAAACTTCCATGGGCCTAAATTAATTTCTTTGTTCTCTACAACCATACCAGGAACCTGTACTTCTTCACAGAATAAAACAACATCTCTTTCTGCAGAAGTTCTATCGACGTCTAAAGATGTGGGTAAAGTTATACTAACTTCCCATCTCTCAGAACGCTGCATTGGCCTTTTCTTTAAGGCATTTCTAAATTGTGATAAATTACCTAATGCTCTAGCCATTTATTTTCCTCTTATCTCTTCTT